GAGCAAGATGCGAGGTTATGTATAAATCAAGCGCTACGTCACAAGAGATTGAGATGTAGCAATGGAACTATATATCAACACTCGGATGATGGAATGATGTCATCTGGGTGGTTACTCACTATCTTTGCAAACTCTTTGTGTCAAATCATCCTGAACGACGCAGTCTTGTTAAATATGGGACTTACCGTTGATCAGGTCCTCTCACACCGGCTTTTCGTAGGAGGAGACGATTTAATACAGACGCTTAAAGGTGTAGATGTTAGTAAGTACGAAGAAGAGTGTAGAAACTTAGGAGTGCCAGTAAAGCTCAATAAACGGGCTAGTCTGGATGGAGCTTCGTTCTTCAGTGCTACTTTCAAGTACAACAAAGATCGTAATGAGTGGAGGTTTATACCCGAACGCTTTACGAAACACGTAGTCCACTTGCGTCACATTAAGGAAGAGTTCATTCCTATGGCTCTAGCATCATATATGAGAATATGGTACTGGAGTGATCCACATTTCGCATTCTTTAAAAGATTGTATTTGCGTAGGAGTACTGAAAACCCGATGCAATGCCCTCTTAAGGACATGCCATGCCGATCTCATTTGATTAGTAGGCAGTTCGGATACGAGAGTGGGTGGGAAACCGGTAAAGCCGATGGAAAGGTGTTAAATTTCCGAACCTTTAATTTAGCTTAGATATTTACGTGTTAGTGCAGGTGAAACGAATAAAAATAAAATATATAAAACCAATAAAAATTAAAAACAAAATAGCCCTGCACATTTTATGTGCTAAATTAAAGATGAGTGGATGTATTTTCAATACGGTGGTGGTGGCGAAAAATGATGTCTATGAATCCTAATATAGTTGAATCCCCTACAATAGTAGCTGGAGGTTCACCTTTAATAGGACATTCAACAGTAGAAGCAATAGGAGAAACAGTATCTGAGGATGTAATGCCATATTTAGGACCCTTGGTGGGGGTTTTAAATTGGGAAGTACATGCTCTCAAATACTTAAATGATAAATTAGAAGTGCCTGAAGTGAAAAGCACTTTCAAGGGGTCATCTATTGACATAAACAGACCAGTGGAGTATCACCATACTCCACACCATCCGGATAGGCGGAAAGACGAGTGGTATTACGATAGGACGCAAGGCCGACGTAAACCGCGAGGCTATTTCGATGTTCCGAATGGTGAGAATGGTAGTAATGTCAAGGTGTCTGGGACCTTCGTGTCTCCCCCAGCGACCCAGCGTAGGAGTAGCAGGAAGCACTTGAACGATGCTTATATGGTCAGTCCTAACATACATCAAAGAATGCATGATATGACTTATAATCCATTTGATCACCAAATAGCACCTACTATGTATTATAATCCCGTTGATGACACTGCGGGCTATCAACTCTGGTATGGTAGACGGAAACGTTTGCGTCCAGAGCGTCCCCGCCGCAATTGGTTATAGGGCTCTTAGAGTCCTGGGAGGAGGGTGGTGATAAAGATGGTTAAGAGATTAAGAGTTAAGAAAAACAAGAGAAGCCGTAATCCACGGTCAACAGTAAGAAACCCTAGTAGAAGAACCTTGTCTGGGCCTGTGTCTACGATAAACACAGCGCCAGTGGCAATTGGGAATTCTATTCAGGGATCGCGTAACATAGAAACACCAACGAAGAACGGAATGATTGTACACGGAAGAGATTTCATGTTTGCTCCTAGTAGTTCAGGTACAGTAGCTACTTGGACTATGGTCGGAGGCATGCCTCTTACCCCAGCAGCATTTGCAGATTCAGTGTTGTCTCAATATATGAGAATGTATTCTAAATTCCGATTTAAAAGCATTATTGTTCACTATATTAC